CGCCCGACTTTGGATCGGAGGAGTGCTGCACCCGCTACGGGTACCGATGGGTATCTAACTCGGTAGCTATTGGAGGGGTCACACCTACGAACGTCTGCAAACCCAAAAACCAAGCAATCCAACCCCAATGAAAGACCCCAAGCATATCATGAGAGGAATAGACCTCTTACAGGCTTACAAGGTCAAGGCATCCCTTCCGTGGTGGCTTGTGCCTCTCGACTACTTTTTGGCTTTGTCGTATCTGGCGGCCTTCTTTGGGGTGTGCTTTGTCGTCCTTCGTAATCTCTTGTCATGGCTGACGTAACACAGACTGTCGTTCTAGAATTTGACGCCAAGACCGGAGAGGTCATCAAGGCGACGACACAGCTCCAAAAGAATATGGAGGACGTAGCGGAAGCGGCACAAGAGGCCGCCGATGCTACGGGAGAGATAAGTGACGAAGCAAAGAAGGCAAGCAAGGAAGTCGAAGAGGTATCGAAAGATGCCAAGAAGAGCGAGTCGGCCCTTAAAAAGGCAGGGCGGACGGGCGCGCAGTCGTTCAAGCTTTTGGGTACGGCTATCAAAGCCACGGGTATCGGCTTAATCGTGGCCGGTATTGCCAAGCTTATCGAGAAGCTTACCGAAAATAAGAAGATAGCCGAGGCTTTGGAGGTGGCCTTTGCGGGCTTGGGCGTAGTGTTAAACACAATCGTTGACGCGCTGACGCCTTTGGCCGACTTCATCTTCGATGCATTTAGCGAGCCACAGGCCGCCGTCGATACGCTACGGACCAAGCTCGTGCAGTTAGGCGACTATTTGGGTACGCTCCTTAAAACTGGCTTCAACCCTATCCAGACTGGCCTTCTTAATCTCAAGCGCGGCTTTTTAGAGGCGGCCGTTTCTACCAAGGAGTTCTTTGGCGGCGATGCGACTGAGCTCAAGCAGTCCATCCGTGAAGTAGATGACGAGCTTGCTAACCTTGCCAAGGAACAGCTCGAAAATAAAGACACGTTAAAAGCCCCCTTTGAAGCCGCGCAGTCGGCTCTGAAGGAATACGTGAGTAGTACAAAGACAGCCATCGCTGCCTCGACGGACCTTACCCAAAGGCAACAAGCCTTACGCGATGCGCAAAGAGAGCTGAATATTGCTACTGCGGAAAGCGCGGCAGAGGTAGAAGAGCTTAAGAGGCAGAGTGATGATCAAACGTTATCTATTGAGCAAAGGATTGAGGCAGCTACCAGAGCCGCAGAAATCAACCAAAAATTTGCCGACGAGAACGTAGCTCTGGCGCAACAAAATGCCGCTCTCATCCGTGAAGAGATAGCTTTGCAGGGCGAGTCAGAGGAAAGGCTGAACGCCCTTGCAGACGCGCAGATTGAAGCAGCCGCTGCGGCACAGGCGAGCTCGACAATTCAGACCGAACTACAAAATAAACTCTTTGGGCTCAATCAGGAAGCCATCGCCCAAGAGCAAGAGATTGCAGCCCTTCGTCGCGAGTTTGTCAACGAGAACCTGGAAGGCGTTGAAGCCGAGAAGCAGGCGGTACGTGACCAATACGAAGACCGTGTCGCAGCTCTCGCTCTGCTTAAAATTAGCGAAGAGCAACGTACCCAATTAGAAGTTGAAGCGGCACAAAGTCGCGACGCCCAGCTTTTAGCTATCGATGAGGCGACGCGCCAAGAGCAGCTTGATATCTTGCAGGGCTACGTCGACGAGGCTAACACTTACCTCACAGAACAAGAAGGCCCGGATCGGGCAAGGGAATTAGATGCCGTGCGCCAAAGCTACGCTGAGCGCATCGCCTTGGCTGAATCTTTGGGGCAGGATACGTTGGTTCTCACAGAGGCGCAACGGCAAGCCGAGCTCGAAATCAACAAGAAATACGACGAGCTCGAAATCGAGGCACGCAAGCAACGCCAACAGGCGACCCTCGACGTAGCCAAGCAGAGCCTCGATGCCCTATCTGCCATCAATCAGGCCTTCACCGGGGATTCAGAGGAGGAACAAAAGAAAGGATTTGAGCGGTCTAAAAAGATACAGACGGCCCAAGCCCTTATTTCGACCTATGAGAGCGCGGTACAGGCGTTCAAATCGCTTGCAGGTATCCCCGTGGTAGGTCCTGCCTTGGGTGCTGGGGCCGCCGCCGCCGCTACCGCCGCAGGTCTGGCCAACGTAAAGCAGATTCAGAGCCAACAATATCAATCCGCCGGAGGTGGTGGTGGAGGGTCTTCCTATTCGAGTGCGGGTACGGCGGGACAAGCCGCCCAAGCTGCCCAGCAAACGCCCTCGGCTCCCGTCCTCGACCTCGGATTCTTGGGCGCAGGGTCAGAACAACAAGTTATTGAGACGTACGTCATCAGCGAAAACGTCACCAACGCCCAACAAGCCAACAAAAAAATCCAAGACCAAGCAACGCTATGAGAATTGTGGAACTAATTATCGACGAGGACGCCGAGCTGTACGGCATCGACGCTATCAGCCTCGTAGATCGTCCAGCTATCGAGCTCGACTTTATCGCCCTGAAAGAGGCACGAGTGCAATTTGCCGAGGCCGATACCGACAGGCGTATCCTTATCGGACCAGCCCTCGTACCCGACAAGCCCATCTACCGCCGTAACGGGGAAGAGGAGTTCTATGTGTACTTCTCAAAGAGCACGGTACGTCGTGCGGCAGAGCTCTACCTAAAGCACGGCAACCAATCGAACCACACCCTCGAACACGAGCACACCATCAACGGACTCACCGTGGTAGAGTCGTGGATGGTAGAGGACAAGGAGAAGGACAAATCCGCCCTCTATGGGTTGGACGTCCCTGTCGGTACGTGGATGGTTGCCGTGAAAGTAGACAACGAGGCTATCTGGCAGGAGTGGGTGAAGGAGGGCAAGGTCAAGGGCTTCTCCATCGAGGGATACTTCGCCGACAAGGTGAAAAAGAACTCCGAGGACGAGATGCTCCACGAGGTGGTGCGGGCTATCAATGACGCACGCCTGCAATCCGACCTCTGGGACGCCATCGAGCAAGAACTGAGCCAAAAGCTTGAGGATTCAGACGAGTAAAAACTTATACCAAAAAAGGGACCCCCATGAATATTGCAGAACGAGTCCAAGAGGTTTTCAAGCGTTTCAACGTGAACCTGACGGTAAGCGAGGAATTACGCACCGACTTGGCTGAAGCCGTACTCGATAACGGCACCGTCATCTATACCGACGGCGACGACTTCGCCGAAGGCGCAGAAGCCTACATCATCAACGACGAAGGCGAGCGCATCCCATTGCCTCCCGGCGACTACGACCTCCAGGACGGGGGTGTCATCGTCATCGCCGAAGGTGGCAAGGTGGCCCGCGTGAACAAGGGAGGCAAAGACGGAGCTCCTGCCAAGGGCAAAGACGCTCCCGCTGCTGAGGCTCCTGCCGCAGATAAGTCTGCACCAACGAAGGACCCAGCACCTACCAAAGACTCAGTTCCAACAAAAGACCCCGCTCCTACCAAGGACCCCGTAAAGAAGTCTTCCGAAGAGGAAGAAGTCATGTACGTGACCAAGGAGGAGGTCGAGGCTATGATCGCCGCGGCTCTCGAATCACTTGCTCCCAAGGAGGAGGAGATGAGCGAAGAGGTGAGCGAGGAGGCCGAGGAGCTCTCGCAGGAGGTGGCCGAAGAAGTCACGGAAGAAGTCACCGAGGAAACCACCGAACAGGTGACGGAAGAGGTGGCCGAGGAACTCTCTGCACAAGATGACCCCGTAGCTGTCGAGCTGGCCGCAGTTAAGGCGGAGCTCGAAGCTATCAAAAAGCAGGCCGCCGAGGGTGGCTTGAAGCACGCGGCACCCACCAAGAAGGTGGAGCCCGTCAATCTCAAGAATCTATCAACTTCGGAGCGCGTGTCTGCTCTCCTCAATCAATTCTCTAAATAATGGCTAACGCATCAGTTGCCGTCGGTACTTACAACGGGGAAGCGGCACGTCCTTACGTGTCTGCTGCTATCCTCTCAGCCGACACCATCGCAAACGGGTATATCTCTGTACTCGAAAACGTCCACTCTAAAGCAGTTCTCCGCAAGTTCAGCGGCGCGGCTATCCAAGCCAACGACGACTGCGCTTTCTCTACCCCTGCCTCTGGTCAGTTGACCGTGGGCGAAGCCGTCCTCGAAGCTGCCGCCTTGAAGGTCAACGAGCAGGTGTGCAACGCCGACCTCCGCGCTACGTGGGAGTCAGCACAAATGCGCTCACAGAACTCAGGAGCTCCCGGCGACTTCACGACCTACGTGGCACAATACGTCGCAGCTAAGGTGGCCGAGTCTGTGGAGTTGAACTTGTGGCAGGGAAACTTTGACTCTGACGGATCGGGCGCAGGTACTGCTGCCTACACAAGCTTTGACGGTTTGTGTCAGCAGCTCAAGTCTCAATACAACGCTGGCACCATGCAGCAGCTGGCAGGCGTGACCACGGCCGCAAACATTTTGGACCGCTTGGCTGACTTGACGGCCGAGGCTCCTACGGCTATCGCTGGCGACCCCAACGCTAAAATCTTTATGAGCCGCGCCTCTGCACAGCTCTACTACCAAGCGTTGTCCGACACCTATACCCTGCCGTTCTTGAACGACGGTCTCGTGACTCGCTACGCTGGATACGAAATTATCACACCTGCGGGAATGGCAAACGACGCCTTTATCTTGTCTCGTGCCGATAACTTGTACTTCGGTACGAACCTCTTGACGGACCACATCCAAGCAGCCGTTTTGGACTTGCAAGGCGTGACGGGTGACGACGTGACCCGCGTGATCATGCAGTTCAGCGGTGGAACTCAAATCGTGGATGCCGCTTCTGCTGGCTTCGCGTACCGCGTTTCCTAATTGACAACCCGACAGGTGGGGGGGCTTCGGCTCCCCCCTTTGTCACAACCCCCTACCTCATGGCTTGTAGCCTAACTCTTACAGGACGCGACCTTCCATGCCGCGACGCCCTCGGGGGTATCGAGCGTGTGTATATCGCGGAATGGCAGGAGGGCCTCTGGGCTAGCCCCGGAGCTGCGACGGGAATCATCAGCTCAACGTCTGGCACGTTGACGGTGACCCTCGAACCTTTTGCCACTACCAAAAATGCTTCTTCCCTGACGCAGTCGGGTACAGGGTCCGTGGAGAACGGAACTATGTACTATACCCAGACGCTGACGTTGGTCCTCCCCAAGCTTACGAGCGACGACATTGTAAACCTCCAAGAGCTCGGATACGGGCGTTTGGCGGTCGTCGTTATGGACGTCAACGGAGACTTCTGGATTATGGGACACACCCGCGGATGTGAGCTCGCAGGCGGAACCGTCACGACGGGTACTGCTACGGGCGACCTCTCAGGTATGACCCTCGAAATCACAGCGGAGGAGGCTACTATGACCCCAGAGGGTAACACCTCTGCTGCCTTCGTTCCTTCTATTGCTGGTGCCACCTTTAACGCCTTCGTCTAATGCCTTGCGGAACTATCACAATTTCACAGCGTGACCTCGAATGCCGCGACGTATTTGGCGGCATCGAAAAGGTCTATTTTGGTGAGTTCTCTTCAGGTATCTGGGAGACTCCGGGCGGGACAACGGACGGCGTAATTGACGACGCTACGGCGGCTCTGACCATCTACGGATACGACACCTCACGGAATGTGAGCTCGTTGACGCAGACCATCAATGCCTCCACCGAAAATCGTACCATCTTCTTCGAGCAGACCTTGACTTTGGTTCTGCCCGGCTTGGACGGCACCGATCAGGTCGAGCTTTTGAACTTGGCCAAGGGTCGCCTCGTGGTAGTCGTCAAGGACGTAAACGGAAACTACTTCGTGGTAGGTAACATCCGCGGGGCGGAGGTGACGACTTCGGAGGTGACGAGCGGCGTAGCTGCTGGCGACCTTCGCGGGGTCACTCTCACCGTGGTAGCTCAGGAGCAGTCGGCCGCCCCATTCCTCGACTGGGATACGGCGACCGACGGAGTGACTGGCAACGTAACCGTGGGCTAAATTTCAGCCTTTTCCGATATAGTTACAAGGAGGGGGAGGGCGCAGGCTCTCCCCTTTTTGATTCAGATATGATACACCTCTCTCCCAACGCAGCAAGCAACACGGTGAACGTGACGCCCTTTGAGGCTCGTAAGTTCCTTGAAAGCTTTACGCACTACCTCTTCGAGCTCACCAATAACGCCACCGAGGAGAAGCACTACTTCGTCCCCGTCCTTACCTACGACAACGAGAGGTACACCCAGTTCGACCTTCCCACCGATGCGGATACGACGAACTCGGTTCTCCTTACGGAAAGCGGACTCTATACGTACAAGGTGTGGGGGCAGAATTCATCTACCAACCTCGACCCCGAAGACGCGTCTGTCGTAGGGGTGTGCGAGGTGGGTCCTTGCCGCGTAAGCGACGAGCCCGCATGGACTATCCCTAACGTCGACATCCCTGACAATGTGATATATTACGAGTGATGGAACTACTCAAACTCAAAGAATACGAAGAACGCTCCTACGCGGAGAAGCCGTCAAACGAGGGCTACGTTCAATATGGGGACGACAACCTCTTCCCTCAATACCTCATCGACCTCTACAAGTCGAGCGCGACGCATAACGCTCTGTGTACTTCCATTGCCTATATGATCTACGGCGACGGGGTGCAGGCTGACAGCTTAGACGCTCGACTCAAGATTGAGGAGTGGGGTCTACAAGACGAGGTGAGGAAGGCGTGTCTGGACCTCAAGATTCAGGGCGGCTTTGCCCTCGAAGTCGTGTACTCTATCGACCGCACGACGGTGGCCAAGGTGCGGCATTGCCCCTTTGAGAATATCCGCTCCGCGGAGGTCGACGAAGACGAAAACGTCAACTTCTACTACTACTCGAAGGACTGGAGCGACAAGCAATGCGAGCCCGAGCCCGTACGAGCTTTCGACCCTCAGGATGCGGTAGAGTACCCCGTGCAAATCTTGTACGTCAAGCCCTTCTCTCCCGGTTCTTACTACTACCCCAAGCCCGACTACATTGGGTCGATTGACTACATCGAGCTAGATAAGGAGATTGGAAAGTACCACATCAACAATATCAAGAACGGCCTCGCTCCCTCCTTTAGCATCCACTTTAAGAACGGGGTACCAAGTCAGGAGGAGCGGTTCAAGATTCGCAACGACATCGAACGCCAACTCGCAGGGGCTACCAATGCGGGCA